TCACAAACTTTGGTGTTCATCATCTGAATCTCCTAGTAGAGTAGGAGCCATGCCATTAAAGACATTAAGCGCACCACGGACATTTTCACGCGTATAGCTTTGCGTCATTTGTAAAGACGAGTGGCCTAACCAGTGCATGACATCAGTTGCAACTTGTCCGTTGGTGAGTGCCATGGTAGCAAAATAATGCCGGAATATGTGAGGGGTAATATGAATTCCAGCTGCTTCACCCACTTTATTCAAAACCTTATTTGCTTGCTGTACTCCCATTGGCATACCTGTCTTTTCATTTACAAATAAAAAGCTTTCATCATTAATGTTTCTATGGGTCTTTGAGTAAATATTTTGGCTATAGGTGATGGCGTAATGACAAATATTGAGCATTTCACCACGTACATATATTGTGCGGTAGCTTGAGTTATTCTTTAAGTCGCCGCCTTCTGGTTCTGCATTAGTACGCCCCTTCTTAAATTGTATTGCGCAAACTTCTTCGTCATTCCATTGTGAGAACTTAAAAGAACTGAATTGCAGTCCCATAAGCTCTTCACGTCGTTCCCCAAGTGTTAGCAGGGCTAACATGCAGTATTGGTACTTTGACAAGACACTAGGTGCTACGGCCATGAGTTGGTTATACTGTTTTTCAGTGATTGTTTTTGATGATGGTGATTTACCACCATCAATTGAGATACCACTCAACTTGTTTTTCACAATCACATCATTTCGGGCAGCATCATTCATTAATATTTGCATCACAGAATTGGTTGTAATAATAGTGTTCTTGGCATAACCATCTTTGATCATTTGATCGATAAAATTTTGGTAACTTTGCCTAGTGATTTCATTGATTTTCTGATTACCGAAAACAGGCTTTAATTGATTGTTCCAGTAGTTCTTTTTCTGAGTAATGGTGGCTGGTCGCCAAAGTTTCAAGTCGATATTCCGCTTTAGAACTTTATCAAAGTAAGCTTGAAGTGTAATTGTGTCTGAAATTGATGAGGTGATTTGCCCAGTTCCAAGTGTTACTTCGAATTTTTTTAATTCAATATCAGCATCTCGCCAAGTCAAAAAACCAGATTTGCTCCAAGTTCGGTATTTATGATTAATATCGGTATAAGAGCGGCGAATTCCATATTTTTTCCCTCGTTTTGTTTCATATTCGTAGATTCCAGGGTGACGTTTTAAAGGTTTCCATTGTCGTGGCATACTCATCATTCCTCCAATTAGAATTACTTGAACGTATGTTCTTTTGAGCTCAAAATATATACCCCAATAATGGGGTATAAGCGAGTGACGGGAATCGGACCCGCGACTACAGCTTGGAAGGCTGTCGTTTTACCACTAAACTACACTCGCGTGAAAGCCCGGTGAGGGGCTTGGAATTGTTATGGTCTTGCGTATTGGTTTCCACGACTAGCTTGCTGTGCACCATCTGCTTGAGCAGAACTTTGACTAATATATTGATAATTACCTGGATTAGCCACTTGGCTATAATATTTGTTTGAATTGGATACAAATACCATGCCGGAAGCGGCCACTGTCCATGAGCCATTAGTAGTGTATGCGGAATTCTGTTTTGTTGAGACAGAACTGGAGCTATTAGTCATACTAGTTTCTGAATGTTTTTTAGGTGCTTCAGAAACGTATTTTTTGCTTGATTCAGAGCGACTAGAAGATTGATAAGCTTTGGCATCATTGCTACCATTATTGTAATTAATTTTAATGCCTTCAACCGAGTTAATTACAACCACTTCTTTGTTTAGCTGGTTATCTGAAGATTTAATGTCTACCAGCGAACCACGAGGAATTCGTTCATTTCCTTTATAGAGTGGAGTTGTTTCGTAGGAAACAGTATTCTTAGAGTTAGAATGCGTATTCCAGTAGTTTTCAACCAACTCTTCAGCATAGCGCATACCACCTTCTTGATTTGCACCAACATTTTGAGGCCTTGTGCCGGTTGTAAAATTATATTCCGATGTATATGATCCCGAGCCCAAAAGACTATCTGCAATTGAATGGCTTCTATTGTAAAGAAAACCGTGGTAAACACGATCTGTTAATCCATAATGAATAGCCACTTTAGGGTTGGTGCTTGGCCATGAAGGTGGATCTAAGGGCGTTCCTTGTCGACTACCTTTAGAAGCTTGGTACTCAGCATAGGTAAGCATAGCTTTGGCTACTGATGAGCGGCCTTGATTATCAGCTGAAAAAGCATATTTACCAGCTTTCATACTATCAAAGTTAGTAAGCTTGGCCTTGCCATTGTCCCAATAATAGTTTTGCGTTGGTCCGGCAGACTCTTTGTCTGTATATGAAACTAACTTAGTTAGAACTTGAGTGCTATTGTTAGTCGCCGTTTTAGCAGTGGATGAGCTTTCAGAACTAGCTTTAACTTTGCTTTCAGATAAAGAGGTTGCTTTTTTTCTTTTAGCAGCGACTAGGCTGCTTGAGTTTGAACTTAATTCGCTTGATTTGTTAGTGCTATTTCCACAAGAAGCTAGTGCTAGTGATGCCAATAGAACGGCACCGATGGTTAATCTTTTTTTCAATTGAAACTCCTCCAAATTAACATTTATCCAAATAAATTCCCTATGATGATTAAATTCTAACCCTTAGCTTTTAATGACATCCTGACTGGTCAATGTGAGTGGCAGGAGTTGAACCCGCATGGCAATAAGAAATAAAGGAAGGGTATCCCATAAGAAGTTGCCGTTCTGCCGTTGAACTACACCCACGTTTGTAATCAATTAGTGATGAAGCTTTTTATAGAGAAAATATGCAATTAATGCTGATATAATTGCCATAAATAATAGCTCAGTGCTCCACTTAATAGAGGACAGGCTTTTTAAAAAATAAGTTAAAGAATTGAACATTGGTGATTCTCCTGTGTTTGATTGAGTTAAGAATCTCTATGCGAGCGGCAGGAGTCGAACCTGCATTGGAAGGTAGGCTATATTTGAATTAAAGGAACCATTCTACCGTTGAACTACACTCGCGTGAAGTCAGCTAGGGCTGACTATCATTTACTGAGTTCATAATTATTTTTGCAATAGCCGTGTTTTCAAATCATCTTTTACTTCTGTCAGCATACGGTCATATTCTTCTGTTGAATATGAATCTTTTTTTAGATATAACATGGATTCTGAGTCCATAAATGTCTGTATATCTTTCTTCATCGTGGCAATTAGCTCGTATTTTGAAATTTCATTATCCATAGCATTAAGCCTTCTTTCTGGTTAAAGCGAGCGGCAGGAGTCGAACCTACGTCTGAAAGTATCTAGTTAGCAATTCATAGGAGTACTGTTCTACCGTTGAACTACGCTCGCGTGAAAGCCCTGAATAGGGCTTTGTGAACATTATTTTGGTAAATGGTCAATGGCGTATTGTGCTTGAGACTGAGTAAATTGCTCACCAGCTGACGATGTTAATTGGTCAAGAATTGCACTACGTGACATGGACATTTCACTTTGGTAATCTTTAGCTTTTGCTAGAGCGTTAGCATTCCAGTCGATATCGGTTAGATGATTAACAGCATACTGTGCAGCCTCTGAGGAGAAGCCTTCACCAGCAGATGAGGTGAGTTGCTCATATACGCCTTGCTTTGACATGTTCATTTCGGTTGCATAATCCTGAGCTTTTTCTAAAGCAGCTTTATCCTCTGAGCTGACTTTACTGGAGCTAGTTGAGCTGTTGCTGGAAGATAACGATTCAGAATCATCATTTTTATCAATATTAGATGATGAGCTAGTCTCTTTGGAACTTGAAGAACTTGCTTTTTTAGAATCTTTTTTGGAGCCATCCAGACTATTCTGATAATCTGCTTGGGCCTTAGTCAAGGTTAACGTATATGGTTTTGTTTTCTTAATTTGTTTACGTACATGGGCAGGGATAGTATCCGTGTCTTTTTTTTCATAATTTTCTAGGGCAACAATATAGACAGTTACTGTATCTCCTGCATGTCGTTTGCTTGCATTAAAGGCTTGTAATGGTTCAATATATGCTGAAAAATTACCGTCTTTGACCTTAGCCCACTTAATATCATCAGATGTTGAAATCGGTATGTCAGTTATTGCATCACTAGAATTATCTATTATGACAGCTGCAATTTTTGAGTTATTTGGGGCTTTTGTTTTTCCCTTAATAAGCCAATCTGTGTTGTGTACAATTGCTTTTGAAACAGTAACTTTCAAATCTTGAGTGCTATAAACTTTTGTGTTCTGGCTATCTGATGCGCTAGTTGTTTTGCCAGCGTTATTTGTGGCATTGGAATTGTCTTTGCCACCCAATGATCCGCCGACTATAAAAATGACGATTACCGCTAAAGCCCAAAACCAGACTCGTTTGTAAAAAGGTTTCTTTGCCTTATATGATCTGTGGTATTCTTCAGCATTATCTTTTGACATTTAATTATCCTCCAAAATAGTGCTTTTCATTACTGTTGTGGTTGGCTGAAGTTCTTTAATGCAGCTAAATATAAAGAACCGCCAATAATTGCGATAATTCCGCCAATCCAACCTAAGAATGGAATAAGTGCGATTGCGCCGCCGACAATTAGTAAAACACCTGGTGCAGTATTTACTCTTGAATCGCCTTTATAATAAATTAATGCAATGATGCCTAGTGCTAAAATGGCAATTTTCAAAATGTTTAATAAAGCCACTGTACCTGATGTGCTTGTTGCAGATCCAGTTGCCGCATCGCTTAGGGCGCCACCAGCGACAAACCAGCCCCCAAATAATAAGATGATTCCGCCAACTAATCCCACGATTCCGTTGGTAAGCGCTAAATTCTTTGTCTTCATGCTGAAGTTCCTCCTCTTTTAACAGCTTTTAATGTCGATCAGCTTATTGGACATAATTTTTTAGTGTTTACCTTAATCATTGATATCCGATGGTACCCCGTATTGATAGGCCAGCTCTCTGTATGAATAGGGAATATGGTCATTCTCCTCAATAAACAACATTCCCATCAATCCAACCGAAAATTCATCAGCTTCACGTTCAAACTTAGAATGTCCATGTTTAACGGAAGTGTAGTACCCAATCAGTCCCTCATGGAATATAACGTGGCCTAGTTCATGACCAAGTATGAAATACTGTGTAGGCGTGTGTTTAATAGAATTATTGAGTAGTATGATAGGCTCTTGGTTGTCATAAGCATTTTTACCCAGAGGCATTGCCCCAAAATCACACCATTCCACTTGTATGTTAAGCTTTTCCGCAATTACAAACGGGTCCGCTGTGTGATAACGATTGACAATAGCTTTAACGATATCTTTTACTCTATCCATAAGTACAACTCCTAATCATGCTTGTGGCGTTTCCAGAATATTGTTGCCATTGCCACACGCACTTGTTGTTTTTCTTCTTCAGTAAGATCTTCACCCCCATAGGTCATCGAACCCTCATTTGCTTCAAGAAAATCCTTCAGGTCAATGGTATCTTTCTTGGTTGCCCATTTTGGCGTGCCATTTTTTCCAAGCAAGTAGTCAGTTGTCACGGAAAAACGATCTGCAATTTTAGAAAGTGTTTCAAGATCGGGCTGTCGTTTTCCTTGTTCATAGGAAGCCAGTGTTGTTTTGGCCATGCCTAATTGCATTGCTAATCTCTCTTGCGTTAGACCAGCTTCTCTTTTTCGTAATTCTTTAAGGCGTTCAGCAAACATTGATAGGCCTCCTTCAATTAATTATAAGATTACTACGCATAATGCGTATTTTGTACAGAAATATAAAAAATACTCGTTTAGAGTATTTTTTGTTGAATAAGTACGCGAATTGTATTATATTAATAAGCATCAAAGGTACGCGAAACGTATTACTTAGTTAGGAGGTGTTAACATGCGTCATTGGTTAAAAGAGTGGAGAGACATCAACGGACTAACGCAAAAAAAGGCTGCTGAATTTCTCGATATGCCAGAGACAACTTTAGCGTCTTACGAACAAGGGCATAGAACACCAAGTGTTGGTAGAGCTAAGAAAATGGCTGTAAGAATGAACGATATATCGAAAAAAAAACGTGTTAAATGGACTTATTTTTTTGAAGATAAAGTACACAATACGAGTAAATAAGGAGATGACAAAATGAAGCCAATGAAAAGTAAAAGAGCCGCTATCGCAAATAGCAACTCTTCGGATTAAACGTTAATGACTGACAATCTTTACCACTTTGGAGCTGGCAAACACGGTGCCAGGGTCATCATCAGTGAAAAAGAAAGTGTAGTTGTTTAGAAGTTTGGTGATACTTGGCACTAATCCTAGCTTAATATGTTCGTTCAGTTCAAACGGACCATTAATTTCGTCTTTGTTAGGAAAATCGTACGTTATCTTTTCCCAGTTCTTTTTAGAAAATTTTTTAGGACGATCATTAATTGGCGCAGTGCGAATACCCCAAACAAAGTCATGTACGTTTAGCGTTAGTGTTTCACCATCTAAAAAATGAATCGTAGCTGTTAACATTTTTTAACCACCTTTTTAAGTGAGAAGTCTATGGAAATTATTTTTCCACCTCGTTGTAAGGCGGGAAGTCGAAGAAGTCGTGAACGCTGATACCGAGGGTGCCACATACCTTACGGATTGTAGTAATTGTTGGACGCTTACTTCTCCCTTCAAACATCGCGTTTACAGTCGACTGGTTCAGCCCAGCTAATGTTGCAACACGATTAATAGTTAAGTTCTGTTGAGTTATTAATTCCATTAAATGTTCGGAAACAAATTCTCCATCGGTTTTCATGTTATGAGCTCCTAACGATATATTGTTAAGTTCATTCTAAAGTAAATAACAAAAATATTTACCAATATATTGTTGATATGTAACGATATATTAGTTATTATATGGCCAAGTTACCAATATATTAGTGGCTGGAAAGGAGATACCAAATGACTTACACATTAAGGATTCGAGAATTGCGGCAGAAACTGGGACTCAGCCAATCAGCACTAGCTGATAAAAGTGGAGTACCGCAAACGACGATCAGCGCAATTGAGTCAGGTACTAATTTGACATACGAGACGGCGAAAAAGCTTGCCCGTGCATTGGGAGTTTCCACAGATGAATTATCAGTGGAGGTGACCGAGTAATGGAAGTTATGCAAGAGAAGTTGCACGAAATGGTCCAAAGGTTCCATTTAGGTGTGTCTAATGTTTATCAAACTAACGAAAGCAAAATTGATGGAGTACGTCGAGTATTCGAGTCGTTAAAAGCCAATATTTAATTTTCAAAGAACGGAGGAGACAACATGCAAGCAATTAAAAATCACAAACGTGAACTTGTCGATTCAATCATCGAACTGCTCCCGGCAGTGTCACCGAGTCTAATCAATGCTAAGACATTCTGGATGTCGGAAGGCGAGCTTCAAGAACTGATAGGCATGATTCACGACGGGGACCGGAACGAATTTTACGAGATGATTAACTCTTAATTATATTATCCGGCGTTTTTAATTCAGGTTAAACCCATAAAACTGAAAGGTGGTGATGGAATGTCAACACAGTCTAGCTCAGTATTTGCAGGTAGCACGTTGACTGATGTAATGAATCATAACAGCGTAGCGCCTATTGAACTGAGCGGCAAGGTAGGCTACTCAGTAACGCTTATTTACAAACAAAGGCATGATCAGGCACGTATTCGAATAGAATCAGTACCAGCATTTCTAGCAGCATTACCTAATCAAAATCAATTCTTTGCAATTGAATTGGCACATCGATTTGTCGGCGTTACGACGCCAGTGATTGATGGCGACCGAATTATGAAGGAACCATTAGCAATGGCTGTTAAAACTATGCCGGAATTAAGCCAAGCACTAGCGGCTATTCAGGATTCACTTGATGAACTAACGATACCCAAAGAGGATTTGAAGCCAAATGACTTTGATGATCCAAAAAAATTAGTCGCTGAGTGTTTTGATGCAGTGCTTTACTTGTTAAACCTAATCGCATACGTGTGTCGTGGCTTTGATTTGTCTATGCAAGATCAGCTTAAACAGCGAATGAAAAAATGGTTTAAAGATGGAGTCGTTAAACATAGGAAGGAGTGATAGAGATGATGATCTCAATGCAAAACGACGCTGAGTTTATCGATGCTGTAGCTGTTGCGGTAGCCGATAGAATCATGCCACAACTGGAAGTGCTGGTAAAGGAGTATTACACACCGGATCAGGGATTAAACCAACAGCAAGCCGCCAGTATGCTTGGATGCAGTGTGGATACATTAAAAGATTTTTATTACTATCAGCCTGGATTCCCACATTTCAAGAAGGGTACAAAAGATTCATTTTCACAAAAAGCTTTAGAAAAGTGGATGGCCGACAATCAAATACGAGCGTAAGGAGGAAATAGCAATGATTGAAGGAGCATTAGTAGGCTGCGCGTTAACGGCATTGTGGTTCAAGCGTCATGAAGTTGCTAGTTGGTTTGGAATTTAAGGAGATGAAGACGATGAAATTTACATTCCGGATTGGAAACGTGCTTTACAAGCAAATCACAATTGAAGAATTGAATAATGTTTTTGGCACATTTAAGGAGGTCGAACGAATTGGAAGTACGCAAAGTATCGCTAAAGCCTAAATTTGAGTACGAAAAAAGCTGCTCGAGTATTGGTAGTACCCGTGCAGCTAAGACGCTTAATAATTTTATTTTCGAATTCTATTGTACTCCGAAACAGTCACTAAGACAACGTTTATTACGGAGGTGGGTGAAATGATACCAGCACAGGCAGGTTTAAACGAGCATTGGCAGCAACGTAACGACTCACGTGACTGGGTACTTGACGCAGATAACTATTGCTACGATGGTGACGAGTTCGACAAAGCACAGTTGTTTCAAGATTACATTGATAACAATGACTTTGAGCAGTGGGCGACTGATATGCAGGCCGATATGTTAAGTGCCATTTGTATCGTCACTTTCGGTTCGACTGACGTAAGTGTGTTGTATCCAGATCAAGGTGAGGAACCTAATTGGCAATGGTTGATTGATGTGTTTGGTCAGTCCCGTCTATGGGACGAGCTACTGGTACACATCGACACGGACACGATGATGACACGTCTGGGCTATCACTGGGTATCAGAGGGGGAAGAAGCATGAGTAATGAGCTAGTTACGATGGTTAATAACAATATTGAGGATATGAAGAATAATGAAGGCTTGTCATTACCACCTGATTATTCAGTAGGGAATGCATTAAACAGTGCTTACTTGATTTTGAGTGATACGTCTAAGGGCCAACCATTACTTGATAAGTGTGACCAAGGATCAGTTATCAAGGCGTTAATGAACATGGCAATTCAAGGATTGAGCCCAGCTAAAAACCAATGCTATTTCATTCCTTATGGTAACCAGTTAGTCATGCAGCGTTCCTATTTTGGCTCAATTAGCGTTGTAAAGCGTCTTTCAAACGTTAAGGATATTCAGGCACAGGTTGTCCACAAAGACGACACGTTCAAGATTGGTGGTAAAGATGGAGTGTTGGTGGTTAAAGAGTTCGAGCCAAGCTTTGAGAACCTAGATAAGCCAATTATCGGGGCCTTTGCATGGATCGAAGACATCAACGGGAACCGGACATACACGGTTATGACAAAAAAGGACATCGACATCAGTTGGAGCCACGCTAAGACGAAGAAGGTTCAAAACGAGTTCCCAGAAGAGATGGCTAAACGGACTGTAATTAATCGAGCTGCTAAGTTCTATATTAATTCAAGCTCAGACAACGATTTATTTGTAAAAGCAGTTAACGAAACCACTAGCAACGAATATGAGAATGACGAAAGAAAAGACGTAACACCGGCTAAGCGGTCACTAGTAGCTGACGTAGCAGAGAATAAAGCCGAGAAGGTAGAATCTGCCGAACCAGCTAAAGAACCCGTTAGAACGGCTGTAAAGGAGGCATCAAGCAATGATCAAGAACCTGTCAAAGGCGAAGTCGACCAGCAAAACCTCTTCGACAACCTCGGAGACCTTGACGCCAGCTAACTATTACGATCGCTGGACAGATCAATCATTTATGTCAGCAACATGGTTCAAGAAGTTTTTAGCCTGTGAAGCAGAAGCGTTAGCCGAGCTTACTGGTAAATGGCAACCTGTTCGTGACGCTAAGGCCTTAGTAGTTGGCAATTGGCTTCATAGTTATTTTGAAAGCAAGCAAGCACACGAAAAGTTTAAAGATGAGCATCCAGAATCAATTTCAAAACGCGGCCCTACTAAAGGGCAACTAAAGAGTGATTTTAAGGTCGCTAATGCTATGATTCAGTCGCTTACTAATGATCATGACTTCAATTTACTATATCAAGGCGATAAGGAAGTAATTGTTACTGGTGAAATCGGTGGTTATCCCTGGAAGGGCAAGATTGATTGCCTCAACTTGAAACAAGGCTACTTCGTTGATCTAAAGACGACCGCTGACATATACAAGGTGTATTGGAATCCAGAAACTCGTGAGAAAGAATCGTTTGTATATGCGTATAACTACCCACTTCAGATGGCAGTCTATCAAGAGTTGATTAAGCAGCAATTTGGTGTGACGTGTAAGCCGTACATCGTGGCAGTAAGCAAACAGGATCCACCAGACAAGCAGGCTATTGATTTACCGGAGTACCGACTTACTAATGCTATGAACCAGGTATTGGAATCTCAACAGCATCTTCAAGATATCATTAAAGGCGAAGCAGATCCTATCCAATGCGGACATTGTGCTTATTGTCGTAGTACCAAAAAGTTAGAGAGCGTCGTTAGTGCAGACGACTTACTCATAGATTGACTAAACAGAATTGGCTTGAACAGCAGTGACTGAATCCACCGAACGGGTGAGAGGCCCATCAATAAGGACAGGAGGTGCGAGATGGCCCGTCCAATTAAGAAAGGAATTGACTATTTCAACTTAGATGTAGATTTTTTGCGTGACATTAAGGTTCGTAAAATCATGCGTGCTTGTGGAAACCAATCGATTGCTGTACTAATCTGCCTGCTCTGTAATATTTATCAAGATGAAGGGTATTACATGACGTGGGATGCTGATATGCGGTTCTTGGTGGCTGATGATATTGGTGCCAAGGAAAGCGCAGTACAGGACGTGGTTTTGAAAGCAAGTGAGGTAGGGTTTTTCGACGCTGAGATGTTCAAGCAGGAAAAAATCTTAACGTCTAAGCGAATTCAAGAGAACTATAAATTGGCTTCTCGACAGAAGAAAGATAGCTCGATTCTTAATCAGTATCGTTTACCACGGGTTTCCAATGCTGATAACTGGGTTTCCAACGCCGGAAACGGAGTAAACAGCGCTGACAATCCACATAGTATATCAGAACAAAGTAAATCAAATAATAATAAAAAAAATAAAACCAAACCGCGTGATCCTCGTGACCGCATCCAGCAAGAGTTTACCGAACAGGTTTGGTCAATCTATCCAAAAAAGCGTGACTTTCAAAAGGCTTATAACGCATATTATGCGGCCAAAGTTGAGGGGGTTAGCTTAGAGACCATTGTTGCCAAGATTAACGAGTATAAGGCTTACTTAAAGCTACATGGCACGGGTGAGTACTATACCAAAAGTTTAGATAATTGGCTCGGTGGCCGTGGCTGGATGGACGAGTACGATATGATGCCGCCTACGCAACCAGCAGCGGATGGTAGCAACCAGACATCGAAGGAGGCGCAAACCTATGTCAGAAACGACTTCTAAGAGTGCGCGAGGAATTAGCTTTCCTGAGCTACAACGGTTAAAGACTAGTGACCAAGTTTGCCCACGGCATGGAGTGAATATGGTTTACATGCAGGGACACCAGCCATTCTGCATGGTTTGTACCAAAGAAAAAATTGAACAGCAAAACCACAAGATTATTGATCATGCTAATGATTACTGGCATAAGCGCCGAACCTCTGACGTGCTAGCTATGGACTCGATATTCGATGATCCGACCCTGATGGATGCCAACTTTGATAATTTCCGCCCGAACAGTTCGGAGTCAGCGAATAACCTAAAGCTGGCACGGAAGATTGCTTGCGAGTATTTAAACCCGAAAACTACGTACAACACGATATTGACGGGTCTGCCGGGGCGCGGTAAGTCACATTTGGCCTTATCCATTGCTAAAGCGGTAAATGATCACGCAGATAAATCTATGGCGTGTTTGTTCGTTAGCGTGAATGAACTATTCCGGCTGATTAAAGGCAGCTTCGGCCATCCTGACAGCCGATATAACGAGCAGAACATGGTTCAGCTACTAAGTGATGCAGACTTGCTTGTACTTGACGACTTAGGCTCAGAAGCGACGTTCCAAAGCCATCAAAGCAAGAACCGAAAGGAAGCTAGCGATTACGTGCAAAATGTGTTGTTTGGTATCGTGAATAATCGCCAGCGAACCATTATCACGACCAACTTAGGTAGTGCCGACTTGGCTAGCGTTTATAATCCAAAAATCATTTCGCGTCTATATCGTGGCATCAATGGGCACGTCATCAGCTTTACGGCGGCGACCCCAGACAAACGGGAGGTATCGTTCTAATGTGTGAGTGCAACGGAACAAAGATTGTACATGTTGAAATTATGAAAGGTGTATGGGTAGTACAGCCGTGCCCTAACTGCACGAATGAGATACACGCTCATTACGAACAAGAGCTTGAAAGGAAGTTAGCCTATGACAAGTAAAAGAGGTGAGCGCATGACTGAAACACAGGTGCTAGTAATTAACGCTGATCTACCCGATATCGATCACCCACTAGCAATCGGGCCCGAACCGGAAATGTTTAAGCTCGCGCAACATAACTACAAATCTGGTGAATGGTCCTTCCCGGTTAGACTGGTTAAGCCTGGGACTAAGGTACGCAGTGATGAAGCTTACTTAGCTAGTATGTTACCAGATCCCCAGGCTGAGGAACGTGAGCAAATTAAAGAGATTCGTCGCGCTTATCGTGATGGTAACCATACGATAAGGGCGTTGACCGATGAAACTGGCTACTTTACCCAGCGAGTGAGCTACTTGGTGCACAAGTACCGCCTACCACTGCGTAACGAGTACTGGCGGGCCGAGAAGTACGACAATCCGAATGAAGTCATCACCGGCCAAACAGTCGAGTTGCTGGGTGACAAGCTCGGTGCGCCGTCCCAATCGATTAGACAAGCAAGTTATTCAAATGGCATTGTTTGCGGCTATTACATTAGCAAGGTACCACGGGTATGAGCAAAGTTGTGATTAAGGGCGAACTACCTAGCTTAAATGAGTACATCAAGGCTGAACGGGCCAACAGATACGCCGCAGCTAAACTAAAGAAGCGGTACACGGCCTTATGTAGTGTATATGCGCGGGCTAGTCGAAATTCTGGAGTCGAATTCAGCTGGCCTTGCAAGCTTAAATTTACGTGGTACACGAAGAACAACCGGAAAGATGCGGATAATATCGCGTTTGCTAAAAAGTTTGTGCTAGACGGCTTTATGAAAGCTGGGCTTTTAGGCAACGACAATCGAAAGCACATCACAGGATTCCAGGACGAATTTGCCGTTGATAAACGAAATCCTAGAGTAGAAGTAGATGAAATCACGGAGGACGAAGATGCCTAAGCACACTAAGAAGCGCTCAACGATTAAACGGAAGCACCGGCGTATGAAGCAACACGCTGAAGCAAACAAAGCTAAAGCATTAGATAGCAAGCAATTGGCCAAGGAATATGAGCCGTACAACATTAATAAGCGGGCGTTCGGGGAGGACTGAAAATGGCTTATATATTGATGATTAATAGTGATGTGGCAGCTGTCTATTCCAATAGACAAGCCGCTAGAAAAGATGCGAAACATTTCAGAGAAAAGGGCCAGAACACGTCAATTATGACTGTTCCTTACCATAAGCAAAGTATCTTGGAATGAAACTAATTTAGGAGGATTAAAAATGAGTGATGAAATGAAAGAGCTACGTAGGCGATTAATAAATGATGCTATTAGTTGCCAAGTAGAAGGCGACACGAAAACAAAAGATGGAATTACGATTGCCTTGTTTGAGATGGAGCACTTAGATAAGCCTTACGTTGGTACTGATTATTCGCAAGGAGATGGCGACGATGATTAAGTTTAGAGCGTGGGATAATTTATTAAATAAAATGCTAGTTGTTTATAGAATTAGCTTTGACAGCCCTGTTGATGGCGTTCAAGTTCACTGCTATTTAGATGATAGAGGCGCTGAGGGGTCAACAGAATACGCCTACGATGGTGATGGGCTAATTTTAGAACAGTTTACCGGCCTGAAAGACGTGAACGGCAAGGATATCTATGTGGGTGACATTCTAGAAAATCGGAAGTATCGGTCAATTGTTAAATTTGCTAGCGGTAAATTTTTAGCTGACTTAATTGAAACTATCCAAACCTTTGACCTTATAGGTGAAACTCACGGTTCAAAGGTTATTGGCAACGTGCACGCTAACCCGGAACTATTGGAGGCGGACAAATGAAGTTTTATCGCAAACAGCCAATTGAGGCCGAACAATTCGATGGTAGCGAAGAAATGATTGATAAGTATCATGTAAGATGTGACACAGAATATATGCTTTCTGATGACCCGCTTGAGTATAGTACGGTTCCATATCAGATGGAAACATTGGAAGGATTTTTAAATATCAATGCCGGTGATTGGATTGCGACTGGTATTGACGGTGAACACTGGGCAATTTCGGACGAAGTGTTTAAGAAGACATATGCCGAACTGCCAGTGATTCCTAAAAACGTTGCTAAGCACATTGTAACCGAACACGGGCTTAGTGACTTAATTCCTATTTGGGGCGGAATTTACAGAGCTATGATCCAAACAGTTGTTTATGGATATCAGAAAGGCGATATTGGCGACTGGATTGTCAATCATAGTGATGTTTTTGCCCGTGCGTGGCTAGACGGATATGTGGTGGAGGAAGAAAAATGACTGACACCGAATACGCAAAAGCAATTCAAACGAAAGCCACAGTTGCCAACCTGGAAATGAACGCGGCGCTGACAACTGAGCAACAGGCACAAATTGGTCAGGACTTTATTGCTGAAATTATGGAGTTGAGTAATCGCGATGGTAAACAAAAAGCCGCCTATTAGGGCGACCAGTCACAGGACCACTCGAATGACCGTTGCTAGTATAACATATAAAAAGCGCTGCCAATGCTGACCGCGCTACAACTAATTCCGAATAAATTAATTATAGCATACGAAAGCGGAGGGGCGCATGATGGGCGAACAGCAAGTTATTTCAGATGAAATTTTTCCACCAATTGACCAAGAGAAAACAATTAAACAGGTTCGGCGGTTCTTGGATAAGAAGTTACCGCAAGCAGTTCGAGCGTCCGGCCATTCGGTCGCTGATCTAAAATCGCCTAGCATGGATGGCATGCCTAAGTCGGCCCCAGCTGGTAACTCGGCCGAGGATCGGATCACACGCCGCCTGTACGCAGAGCAGATTGTTCGACAGACTATTCAGGCCATGGCTCGTTGTGATCATGAGTGCCAGGAGATATTAGATCGGCTATATTTGCAAGGTTACAGCGACACGATGTGCTACATGGATATTGGCTACAGTAAGACGCAGTATTTTGACCGCTGGAAGCCATTGGCAATGCTGCAGTTCGCACAGAGCTATTACCTAGAAGACCTGAATATTTACCAAAACCGAACTCAAACCGGACTTTAACCGAACTTTTTCCGAACTCAAGCCGGACTTCATAGCAATAAATTGGTGGTAAATTAGTATTATCGATAATTGGTTAGGGCGACAAATAGACGTTTTTCTGATAGCTCTAATTGATTATTATTGTGGCCTTAGCTCAGTTGGTAGAGCACCTGACTGTTAATCAGGTTGTCGCTGGTTCAAGTCCAGCAGGCTACGTTAGACGGGCACAGATGTACAGTTTGTGTTGCCTCCTTGATTAAGTTGATATGACGGCCCGTCTATTAAGCAGATATGATCTAATTGGCAAGATGGCGGTCTCCAAAACCGTCTATGTTGGTTCAAATCCGACTATCTGTGTTAATACTTCCTAATTGCTCGCTTAATTGCGAGTTTTTTTGTATCATTAAGATATTAAATAGGAGGCCTTTTTATGGCAAATAGTAGCAAAGTGGTGAGAAGTGCGGTCAAAAAAATTAGATTCAATTATTTCTCTCCATACTTAATTGATAGTGAAAATGAAAATGCAGTAGTTAGATGGAATATGAAAGAGTTAATTGAGTTTTTTATTAATCATAATCATAGTGAGCTTAATACGGCTGTCCCGTTAGGTGATGAAATTGCTGATATGGAATGGAATACGGCACATTATGACGATAAAAACGATATTTATTATTTCCAGTTATCTAAGAACAGATCAAAAGATATACCGTCTAAGAAGAAATTAAATCATGATAAAATTCCTTTGGATTTAGATGATGATGAATACATTGGAGAGTTTAATTTGTTGGTATATGATGCGAAGTATGGGCTGCTAATGATTCAATCCAATTATTATGGATTATCAACAAATCAAATTCAAACGGCTTTAGCGATTCTAAGGCAACGCGTTAAAGATGCACTTGGGGAATCTGAAAAAGACAATCCTAAAGGCGTGAATCTTGAACCTTTAATTGATTCTTCGATGATTTCGCAAGTTAAAAAGCATAAAATTTATAGACGTATATCTGTTAAGGGTTCAGACTTTAGCTTTGCTGCCGCGGATGATTTTAAGGATAATCCAATAAATAAAGCAATAACTGAATTGAAAAAAATCAGCGGAGTTAGCTTTAACATTGAATTATCAATGGCTCGCGAACCAAAAGGAAAAAGTCTTAAGCGTGAACCAGTTCGGGAGTTAATGGACGAAGTTATGTCCTTATATGAAAAAGATACAGATGTTTCTATGAATGTAACGTCACGTGCGGAAGAAGACGCAGCATTAGATTTTGTCAATTTAATTGAGCCGAGATTGACATCTTCCATAGTGATGAGTGTTGAAAACAGGACAACCATTGCTTCGGAAGCGATGTATACGAATTTTTGTGAACAAAATTATTTAACACCTGGTGAAAGCAACCAAAATATGCGGGATAAAGCCAGTTTAATTTCAGGTGCAACTTCCAATTCATAACGAAAAGGTGGTTAGACATGCGAAACAAAGTGAGCAAATCTTGGAAATCAATTAAGAATAATATAGTTGCAATTGGTCTCTGGATTTTGACGTTTATTGTTTCAGTCGTAGCTTTTTCAAGTTTTCACTTAAAGAGTCTACGTGGAAGTGTGAGTGATTCGATAACTATATCATCGATTATTCTTGCAATTTTAGGCGTGTTGTTATCAATGATTATTTCGATGAATGAGGATTCTGAATTTGTAAAACGTGCGCGGCAATATAAGGTTGAAAAACATATAATGAATAAGTTATTTAAAAGAATCATGATGAATTTTGAATTGAATATATTTATTATTATTTTTACGTTGCTGTATGATGTTGCACCAAGCATGAGTAATGTTTTTGTAAAAAATGGAGTTAATGCTCTTTGGTGCACGTTTTTTTTTGGATCCATATATGAAGTCTTATTCATTGTCAAATTGATAGGCCGCATTTATCTTTTTAAATCAGATAAAATTCATGAACAATTTGAGACATAGTAATAGATAAGTTGAGCGCCATACGAAAGTGTGGTGCTTTTTGTTACATGAAACACTTGGAAAGTAAGGTGTGGTGGTATGGCAAAGCTGATTAACACAAAATACGGCTACGTCACGCCACAAGAAGCAGAGATGGATGCCCACTTAGATAAATGGATGAAGCGTCGTGCTAAACAGCATGGCGCTTTTAGTTTGGATAAAAATAAGGGGATGCAGCATGGAATTACCTGCAAATGTTCCAAAGAGTGATGAGCTAATTGAGTGCCTGCGAATGGAAAGGGTTATCGATGATGCTCTACATGAAGCAAATAAGCGTCGGGCTGCTTATTATGATCAGAAAATTATGGACGAACTTTTGAAATGGTAGATAAGCTAATTCCAATTAATGGAGGTGTGGTGGTATGTAATGACACGAAAGTTAACGCCCAAACAGCGTAAATTTGCTAATGAATTCATTAAAACTAACAACGCCTATCAATCGGCTATAAACGCAGGCTACGCAAAGGGTACAGCTCGGAACGCAACTAAACAATTACTGGAAAATACTGGAATTCATGAATATATCATTAAAAAGACTGGCAACGTTGAAAAACGTGAGTCTGAGGAAGCTGACGAAGTGCTAAAAAACATCTATCGTATCAGTGCTGGCAAAGAGATTGAACGTCATTATGTAAAGATTGATAATCTTGCTAAAGAAGTAGCGGGCGGTGATGATTCGATTGAAGCGCGTATGGAGTACATGACGGATGAGACCACTATAACGCCAGCTTCTACCAAGGAGCAGGTGGCCGCTGCTGAACTATGGTTTAAGTTAAGTGGCCGACTAAAAAATGATAGCAAAGATGTTGAAGATCAAAAGATTCGCAAGCTTAAAGCTGATGCAGATATTGCGGAGGCTAAGGCCAAACAGATAAGTAACACTGATGAAACTGTTCGGATTGTATTTAACGATAATTTGACACCAGATAGGGAGGATATCCAAGGCAATGAAAATCAAAGTTAACTTAGCTAAGACGATTGGTCATGGTTATACCGATTTCTGGCGTGATCATCACTTTTACCGAGTGATTAAAGGCAGTCGTGGATCAAAGAAGTCGGTAACCACCGCTCACAATTTAATCTACCGGTTAGTTAAGTATCATTGGTCAAATATCTTGGTTGTAAGGCGTAATGCCAACACTAACAAGACCAGCACCTTCGTGGAATGCAAGAAGGCTATTAATGACTTTCACTTAGAGCGTTACTTTAAGTATAACGAGTCATTGCCAGAAATCACTTACTTGCCAACTGGTCAGAAAATCGTCTTTCGTGGACTTGATGATCCATTAAAACTAACTTCAGTTAATGTCCCTACTGGTGAATTGTGTTGGTTGTGGGTAGAAGAAGCCTATGAAATTGAATCATTTAGCAAGTTACAAACGGTGATTGAATCGTTACGTGGGAATGATCCACAAGTCTTTTATCAAGTAACGCTCACGTTTAATCCTTGGAATGAGCACCACTGGCTAAAGCGTGAGTTTTTTGACCAACCACGTGATGATACATTTGTTCGTACCACTACAGTTAGATGCAATGAGTTCGTTTCTGACGAATATAAACAGCGGCTCTATAGCTTATATCAAACTAATCCTAGACGTGCTAAAACAGTTGTTGATGGCGAATGGGGTGTAGCTGAAGGACTGGTATTTGAAGATAACATTGAACAAATTGAGTTTAACGCTATGGACAAAATACAAGAATGTGGGCAAACAGGATTTGGCCTGGACTATGGCTTCAGCAATGATCCTAACGCTTTTGTGGCCGTTGCTGTTGATGTACGCAATAAGCAATTATGGGTTTACGACGAGATGTATACCTACCATCAAACGACACCACATATTGCGGAATGGTTGAAAGTCAATGGCTATGAGCGAGCTAGGATATACGCAGATAGTGCTAATTCCGAGCGAACCGCTCAGTTAAATGATTTAGGAATTACCAATGCGGATAGCGTCGTGAAAACGCCAGTTGAGGCTGGCATTGATCAATTGTGGCAATATCAAATTCATGTTCACCCTAAATGTAAAAACCTGTGGCGTGAGTTGAATAGTTATGTTTTCGACAGTGATCGGATGGGCAATACATTAAGTAAGCCTAAAGACCAAGATAACCACGCAATTGACGCATTACGTTATGCAGTTCGCCAATATATGGGAGATTATGATGGCTCGTTAGGTGTTAAATGGGACGAACAATACGCGATTGGCCGCCAGATGGGAGTGAGTGATTATTAATAGTATTTATGGAAAGCGACGCTTTGATCGTGAAGCCAATCGGGATTACACGATGCCAGTTGGCACATACACAGCAGTTGCAGAACAGCCATTAGAGCTAATGAAGATTGTCCCTCAGTTTATTAACCATCATCAGAATCATCAAGTCTCAAGACTGCAAACATTATATGATTACTACCAAGCTAACAATGCGATTAAAAAGCAAGTGGATAGTAACAATCCCTACCATGCTAACAATCGAGTAGCGGCAGCGTTCGCTCGTTATATGACAAGTATTCGAGTTGGATATTTGATAGGTAATCCTATTCAATTAAAGCTGCAAGATGACACAGAGGTAGATGATAGTCAGGCAGAAAAGTTTCAAGATGTCTTGAATGACTTTACTAGTCATTCAAACGCAGACTATGTCAACCAGCAGCTAGCTAAGGACTTATCAATCACTGGTCGAGCTTATGATCTCGTGTATGTTAAAAACGGAGTGACTGATCTGGGACTAGTTCGAGTTGATCCCGAACAAGCATTTGTAATCTATGATGATACTGTCGATCACAAGCCACTAGTTGGTGTCCGTTATTATCAGACTGGTATCTTAGATAATCAATTGGTCGAACACTATGAGGTCTATACTGATAGTCAGCTTTTTACCTTCCATAGTGAGGGCGGCTTACCTCAAACTAATTCACCCGTTGCCAATGCAGTCTTGGATGATACATTGCCGCACTTCTTTGATACTGTCCCCTTAACCGAGTATCGCAACAATGACGAACGACTAGGTGATTGGGAACCTGAACTAGACCAACTAGATGCACTGGACAAAAGTGTATCGATGATGGCTGACTTTCAGGAAGATTTCAATAATGCCAATATTGTCTTAACTGGTAAGTTCTCTAATATGACAGAACCTAAGTATTTGCTGGACGAGAATGGTAATAAAAAAATTGGCCAAGATGGCCAGCCAATTATCATTGAACCAGCTCATCCAAATGTTGATCCTAAAAATCATATGTGGTATTTGGAGCCATTCGCGGCAAGTGGCGGCGTTGGTTCCACTGCCAAGCATATTATTCAACCTGACGCTAAGTATCTAACTAAGCAGTATGATGCAGCTGGCTGGTCAACGTATACGAACTTTCTTATCAACGAAATTCACAAGTATACTAATACGCCTAATGTTAATGATCCAAACTTTGCTTCCAATGCCTCTGGTGTGGCTATGTCGTATAAACTATGGGGCAGTGATCAAGAACGCAAGCTACAGGAAACGTTGTTTAAACGTGGCTTACACGCTCGCCTGAATGCTTGTGTTAACTACTGGCAAACACTCAACCAAATTAGTGCTGACAACTGGAATACGATGATTAAAGCAAACTTCATGCCAAATCTGCCTAAGAACGACGACGCTACTGCCCAACTAATTACATTGCTAAATGGTACTGGCAAATTCAGCGATGAAACTATTCGTGATATGGCTGAACCAATTACTGGAATCAATGCTGATACTGAAGCAGAGCGCATTAAAGAAGATGCCCAAGCTGCTCAGGAAGGCGATAGTAACTATGCACAAGGTGACGGTGGGCTGGGCAAAATATTTGCTACTGGCGAAAAAACTCCAGTACCTAATCAGAACAGTAAGGGGGCTGACAATTAGTGGATATCAATAAGCTAGCTCATGCTTTAGCAAAAATACTAGATGTTAAAGACCCAGTATTTCAGCAACTATTTGCGTTGATTGAAAGTTCCCATCACTCTCAGGTCAAGAATTTAACTTACTTTCTGCGTGAGAATGTGGACTGGAATGCTAACGCCAGTGAGGCCGATATTAAAGATTTGACCGACGCGGTCCTTGATTTAAAACAGAACGCTAATCGCGAGGAAGAACAAGTCTTAGCCACGTTATTAAATAATCTACCTTACAAAACTAATCTAGATGTAGCCCAGGCCCAAGCACGCGTGAACATCGCTAACATGGGACTAAAGGTTAACAAACTGGTCCAATCTAAGCAGGTAGATATCGTTCAACAGGTAACTAAGTTAACTGGTAGTGGACTAGGTGGGTACAATACACAGCTTCGACGGCGTGCATTGTATCGTGTGACCGCTCAAAATGAGCCTGAGAATACCTCACTAGACTTAATCTTCAAACATGCCAATAAGTTAGCAATTGACTTAGATAACATTATCAAGTTCCAAATGCAAAATCATGTCAACCCTAATTCCATTAGCAAAATTGTTGCAAAAGAACTAGGTGTTGCTGGCAAGCCTAATCCTAATGAAGATTTATGGGAAACAGCAATGCAAAAACGCTACATGTCAACCAAGGCTGACATGGAACGTATATTAGTGACTGAGAGCAAAGCAACTCAGACGCGGGAGTGTGCTAAGCAATACAGCAATTTAGGCTTTACCAAGCTAAAGATTGTCACCCGTGATAATCCTCATGTTTGCAAATACTGCGAGGGTCATGATGGAACAATTGTTGAGATCAAAGATGCTGTAGTGGGAATGAACGTTCCCCCGCTGCATCCACGTTGCCATTGCAATGTAATTCCAGTACAAATGGACTACAAAGATGTCCTAAGTGAACTTAACTAATAACTGATTGCCCTAGACATGGCATTAAAAGGTCTATTTTTTATGCACTTTTTAGCCGACGGGCGTTAAACGAATTGAGTCGACAGACGTTAAATGGAGGTTATCTAATGAATAAAGAACCAAATAATCCGGAAACCAATCCTGACGGTGGTAAGCCATCTGATGAACCGGTGACATTTACTGATGAACAACAAGCTAAGATTGATGAATTGATTGGTCAACAACATGCCAAGTGGTCTAAGAAACTTGATCAACAGCAAGCCGACTTTAAAAAACAATTGGCTGATGTCCAAAAGCAGGCCGAAGAACGGGCTAAAATGACTGCTGAACAAAAGGCTGAAGCTGATCGTAAACAACGCGAGGCTGATATGGCGAAACACGATCAAGAATTAGCAACTCAGATTCAGGAATACAAGACCAAGTCAATGTTACTCGACAAGGGAATTAGCCCTGACATGTTACCGCTGGTTATGGGTGCTGACGAAGAGACAACAAACGATAATCTAGGGTTATTACAGAAATACGTTGATGACCAAGTTCAAGCGGCTACTGAAAAGTTATTGACTGGTAAGCAAGCCGTCACTGCTGGTGATAACCATACTTCACCACTAGAAACAGGGACTGATAATCCATGGTCTGAAGATGGCTGGAACTTAACAAAACAAACGGAAATTTATAATACGGACAAAGAACAGGCTCAAAAATTAATTGCCAGTGCGCAACCGATTAGTCAGTCTTTCTATGTCGGAAAATAAGGAGAGATAATTTATGGTAAATGGCAATATTACCCAATTAAGTGATATGCAAATCCCTGAAAACTGGGGGGCTTATTTAGCTGAAAAATCAACACAAAACAACGCTTTCTTTACAAGTGGTGTCGTTCAGAACGTTCCACAAATTGCAGCATTACTAGGCGCTGGCAAAGTAGCCAATATGCCATTGTTTAAGCCACTAGCTGACGACGATCCTCAAGTGCCAGATGACACAACGGACCTATTGGTCAATAAGATTACTACTGACTTAGCGCAAGCCCGCAAATTAGGCTTTGATCAAGCTTGGAGTGCAACTGACTTGTCGGCTGAACTATCAGGAGCCGATCCATTAAGTGCCATTGGCGATCAAGTCAGCGACTATTGGTCACACGTCTATGAAAAGCTCTTACTACAAACTCTCACAGGGGTCTTTAGTTCAACCAGTATGAAAGGTGTCAATCAATTAGACACTACGACTGATAAGACTGACACCACGTTCAGCTTAAAGAACTTTAACAAGGCTCGCTTCTTGCTGGGTGACCGGTATAAAGACTTGGCCATTGTAGCGGTTCATTCTGATATTCTCCGTCAATTACAAGATGCCAACCTAGTTGACGCTAAGAATAACTCAACCTTCGTCTTAAATGGCAATAGTAATGTACCAACGGCAATTCAAGCGCCTGATGCTGGTGACAAAATTAAAGGCGTCCAAATTGTAGTTGACGATAGTTTACCGGTTGATAATGGCAAGTACACGAGTTACTTGTTTGCTCAAGGGGCAGTTGGTTATTCTGAATTGCCAGTCACTAATGCGGTTGAAACTAACCGTGATCCATTGAAAAACCATGGGATCGACTATCTTGTTAACCGTCGTCGGTTTGTCTTTGCACCACAAGGTTTATCTTGGAATGAAAGTAACTTCGTTACCAAGAATCCAGGCAAAACTTATCCTTCAATGACTGACTTAGCTGATGGCACTAATTGGTCAAAAGTCTACGATCATAAATTGATTCCAATGGCGCAGTTTGTAACTAGTGCTGATGCTATCGTACCGTCAACAACGGCTGATCCACAAACTGGTAAATAGTCAGGAGGAATCCTATGAGTGACACACAGGACAGTAGTAAGACATTGAAAAATGTCATTACTCTACTAGGTATTGCTCCTACCGATAGTGAAAAAGAACGACTGACACTATACATTGATCATGCAGAGCAAGCCATTGTTTTATATCTGGGACGCTCAGTTAGAATTTCAGAATTGCCATCAGGATTAGACTACATTGTAGAGAATTTGGCTGTAACTAAGTTCAATAAGTTCCACAATGAGGGTGAAAAGTCACACAGTGAAGAAGGGCTGTCTTTTCAGTTCAACGTTAACGATCTAGCACCTTACTATCCAGATCTCCAAGCCTGGATAGATGGCCAATCTAATACTACTCGTGGCGCTACTGCGATTGGTTGGTGATAATATGCGCTATCCGGATAAAGTTTATTTGTTAACTAAGCTTCCTGATGATGACCCTAATGGTCTTAATCATCAAGTAAGTTATCAAAGCCAAGTAGTGCCAGCTAATATGCAACAGGTCAATTTAACATTTGCCCCAAATGGCACGGTGTACAACGCAACGGTTATTCGTGTCTATGGACGTTATCAGGCCGATGCGATTGGCCTTGATGGTGAATATGTTGAAGGTGTTAACGATACGGTGCATGAGATTCAAAAAGTTAGTCAGCATGATAAGCAAACGGCGTTCTACATTATTCACAATGAGGTGATACTACATGGCGAATAACTATGACAAGATACCTGCCGTTAAATTCTCAATTGACGTTGACTATTTTAATCAATTATTTGAGACTGCTAGAAGGCTTGCACACAATGGTATGCCAGAGGCTATAGAAGAAGCCAATAAGGAATATCAACGAGCTGTTGCACTCAGCAAAGCATTTATCAAGAATGCTGGTGCACGCGAAAAAGAAGCTGCACAAGGCTTAGAGCGCACTCAAGTTGGACATGGTAAGTCTGGTTACGAGCCAACGGGTACCTTGCAAGGGTCGCTAGAGATCAAGATTAGTGACGATGGTAAGTCAGTATCTGTTATGCCAATGGCAACAGTCGCAGATCAGAAACGGGCATTGGCAGCTATTGCTGGTAGCGGTAGTAAGAAGCCAATAACTAGTCAAGACGGCGTTGATTACTATGGTGTCTATGTAGAATATGGCACTTATAAAATGGCTGCCGAACCATTTATGAAGCCTACGGGTGAAAAGATTGCTACACGGCTCGAGAATGATTTTGACCGTATCATGCGTTTGGCTGTATTGGGGAGTGAGTAAATGTCGCCTGAAGAAGATTTGCTATTAAGCGTGAAACAATGTCTGAGAGCATTGAACGTTCCAGTCTATGACTTCGGCCAGCAGCGGCCAACGCAGTTTCCACAGGTAGTTGTCAGCTTGCAGAATGAGCAAGAGCAAACTGACATTAAAGTTATGGATTACTTCTTAGGTACTGTGGCTGTCGATGTCTATACCGATGTAGCTAATGTTGGTCAAGCATACGCATTAGGTCGTCAAGTTATCAACGCGATGCAACGGTTAGAACTAACCGAATGGCCAGCTAGATATGATAGCTCGACAATGCGCAAATTAAGTGATAACAGTTTAGAAAGTCGACCGTTAACTCGGTTGGCTTATTTATTTGATATTTTCGTTTATGGAAAGTGAGGAAACACTACATGGCAGGAGTAAAGTTACAAACAAAAAATGCTGACAAAATTTTATACGGGATTAAGTTTCCTTGGGATGATAAAGCAGCACAAATTCAAATGTTGGGGTTACAAGCGACTTCTAGCACAACCAACACGCGTGCTAGTTCAGCTATTAAATTAAAGCAAGGTGTGGTCCATACATCTGGGTCACGAACTGAAACTTTTGTCGTTGATTCATACTGGATAATTGGCGATAAAATCCATGAGGGACTTAAGAAGGTGGTTGAAAAAGATGTCGCAGTGGGTATTTGGCGTATGGACTTCAACGAAGCAAAATTAGATGCTAATGGTAATGTGAAATCGGTGCCAGCTGAATTTGGTATGGCTAAGCCCAATGGTCTACCTGAAACTGAAGCGGTTAACAATTTGTTACATGCTAATATCACTTACAACATCGATGGCAATACCCAAGATGGTGTATTAGATGTGTCAGAAATTGACCCGCAATTATTAGTGGATGGATTGAAGATGTTTGATTTTGCCCACAATACGGATATTGGTACAAGCTCCAAGATTGATAATGATAATTCCATTAAACCGCAATTTGGAAAGTAACAAAGGAGATATAAACTATGGAAAATTTAATGATTGATGGCACTACTTGTACCCCTAAACTTAATTACGCTTTTGCTAACCAAGTAAAGAAAGAACTTAGTGCAGATGGTCGCGACGGATTTGATGTCCTCGTTGATGGTTTATTAGACGAAGATCCAGAGCAAATTGTAAACGCGTATTATTATGCCTTGGCCTACTTCAAGCGCTCTCAACCTAGTCGTGACAAAGTGGTGGAAGCTCTTGAAGATACCATCTTCGCTGACGATGACAAAACCAATGCTGCTTATTCGGATATCATTCAGTCTTTACATGCTGACAATTTTTTAGCTCGGAAGCTTACCAGTTTTGTCAAAGGGTACAACAAGATTCTGGATATCATGCAGAAGAAGTTGGACTCGGAAAAAGAGGGCAGCGACCAATACAACAAGGATCAATTGGGCATGGAACAACTACAAACACAACTGGACAAGCTGAACAAAGTTCTGCAACCTGGTACACCGCAATTAGTTACGCCCGAAGTGCCGGCTTAACTCCGGAACAATTAGAACAGTTAACGCCGGCTGAGTTTAAAGCTGTTTGGCATGGCTATCAGGTTAACGTGCTTAATCAGCAACGCGAGCAGATGCACGCTCGTTTAATGCCACAAGCAACTTATGGGGTTGAACTTAATCAGCCGTTGGATGAGGTAGTAGAACGTTCAGATGAGCAGATTACAAATGAAATTAACAAGCTAACTGATTTTCGAACTGTTGAGGAACGGCAACCAGATACGCCCCAAATGACTATGTATCGAAAACTAATGGAAGCCAAGGCTGACAGAGAGGAGGCCGATTAATGAGTGCAGTTGTTGAGAAGACATTTGTTTGGAAATTTATGGATCAGATTAGCCAAGGGGTTGCTAACGCTCGTCAAGCGATGGGTGAAGCCGTTCGTGCTGCTACTAGTATGGGTTCTAAGGTCAGCGAAAGCGGTGAACAATGGCGTAACTATGCTTCCAAGCAGAAGGAAGCGATGGACGAAGCCAAAGCTAACTTTAATGAGTATAAAGACCAAGTCACTAATTCAAGCAACTCAATCCGTGAAAAGATTAACGGCCTAATTGACCATCTCAAAGAGATTCCACATGATGTTATGACGACATTAAAGTCTAAAATCAACGATGAAAATATTGGCCTCTTCTCACGCAAAGTGCGGGACGTTCCTAAGGAGCGCTCCGTGTTTTTGCGTGCTAAGGATAAGTTCACCAATATGTTCAAACATCTCAGCGAGCGAATTAAGCAAATTCCCAAGGAACATTCATTGCTGCTAAAAGTAAAAGATGGCTTCAGTAAGGGGTTTCAAAAATTTAATGAAAGCGCCAAAAAAACACGTGAAAACGGCCACCGATTACGTGACATTATTGAAGGCACATTTATTGGTAATGCATTGTACGGAGCTTATGACAAAGTAAAAGATGGCATTATCGAAGCCACTAAAGCCGGCTATGATTTTGACAAAGAACAGCAGGTTATGTTACAAACATGGACAACTTTAACTGGGTCAGCTAATCAAGCCAAAGGTATGGTCAGCACAATCAATGATTTAAGCAAGAAGACTGGTCAAGCTAGTAGTCTAGTGAACGAGCTAGAACAAGGATTCTATCATTTACACTCCAGTAAGTCTGAAGCTGACGACCTGTCAAAGGCCATGCTAAATATGGGTGATGCTGTTGGGCTCACTGGTGATCAAATGAAGTCAGTAACCCAGGATATGGTGCATGGGTTAGCTACTGGTAAAGTATCTGCCGGTGAATTAAATCAGATAGGTGCTTATTTTCCAATGATTGATGAAGCACTTGCCAAGCATGAACATACAACCGTTGCAGGAATGCGTAACATGGCTCGCCAAGGAAAAATCACTGGTAAAGACCTGGAAAGTGTGTTTACTGAATTAGGGAATCATAAGTATGGTGAAGCCGCGGATAATATGCTACAAACTATGACCGGTATGCAACGGACAGTTAAAGCACAAATGCCAAAACTTCTAGGTGAAATTGAAGAACCGCTACTCAAAGCACAGAACCCAATCTTTGGCACCATTTCTAAATGGGTATCTGAAAGTCATACTGAGAATTTATTTAAAGACTTAGGTAATAAGGTAAATAAAGGATTTGCTACGGTTACTAAAGCCTTTGCTGGCGATAATTTCACTGGCAAGGGATTTACAAATTCCTTAGATCAGATGATTGAAAACGCTGGTAAGTCAGTCAACAAGCTTTCAGCTTGGCTTGCCAAGAACGCTGGTAATATTAAAGAGTTTGGCAGTATTGTTAAGAGTAGTCTGACTATCGCGTTTAAAGTTATGGGTGCGGCTATTAATGATGTGGTTTCGGTACTTGGATTTGTAGTTAATCCTCTTGGACGAGTATCAAACCATAGTAAAGATGCATCAAAATCAGTTGGTGGTCTAGCTAATGGCTTAAAGTCGTTATCAAGTAATGGACCAGCCATTCAAACTTTCGGGAAAATACTAGCCGGAGCGTTTGTTTTGAAAAATGTTAGCAAATTCATTGGCGGTATCAAGTCTATTAACGATAACTTAAAAATAACTACTGGCCTAAAGAATCTTGGTAAGCCAGTAACTGAGTTTGCGACTTCATTAAAGAGCGGTTCTGGTGTTCTATCATCATTTGGAGCAGCACTAAAAGCAGTGCCGTTCACCATCTGGATTATAGCTATTGCGGCAATCGTGTTAGCTTTAGTTGAGTTGTATAAGCATAATAAAAAGTTCCGTGAGTTCGTAAACGGGCTTGTTGATACAATCAAAGTTTGGTATAAGGATGCTACTAAGTGGCTTGGTAATGCTGTAGCGTGGATCAAAAAGACGTTTGGCCCGTTCTTCAAATCAGCGGTTAAATCTATTCAGTCAGTCTGGAAAGAGATTGAACCAGTGGTTTCGGCTGGAATTAAGATGGTTCAGAAAGTTCTTAAGCTTGGCATGGCAGTAGTAAGCGCACTCTGGAAGGTTGCCTGGGGTTATCTATCACTTGAAGTAAAAGAAACTTGGGCGATTATTAAGCCAATCATTGATATAGGAATGGCTGTAATTAAGGGGCTTATATCAGCTGGAATGGATATTATCAAAGCCGTCTGGAAAGCTGCTTGGAAGGTTATTAGCACGGTAGTCAGATCTGTTTGGAATGTGATTAAGCCACTAATTATTGGGGCAATGAATGTCATTTCTGACGTAATTCAAACTATTCTTGATATTATTCATGGCAACTGGAGTAAAGTCTGGGGAGATATCAAAAACATCTTTTCAGACATTTGGAAGGCTATCTCACAAGCGATTAAAGCTTACATGAGTGGGATGCACGATATTATTTCATCAGTATTAGATGCAATTAGTACTGTTTGGCATGGTATGTGGCAAGGACTTGGTGACTTTTTCAAGAATATCTGGAAAGGTATTAAACAGGCCGCTCAAGATGGTATTAACGGTGTTTTGAGCGTTATTAATGCCGGTGTAGATGCGATTGATTCGGTTTGGAAATTTTTCACTGGTCATAAAACCAGTATTCGCCATTTAGATCCAGTTAAGTTTGCCCAAGGTGGCGTCGTGCATACTCGTCTATCGATGGTCAACGATGGTGCCGGTCAGAACTGGAAGGAACTGTTACAACTACCTTCTGGTGAACTCAAGATGACGCATCAACGTAATGCAGTGCTACCTTTGCCAGTTGGCACACGAGTATACAATGGCGATGAAACAGCTTCTATTATGACGTCTGCCGGGGTCGATCATTACGCAAACGGTGGGATTGTTGGAGATGCGATTAATTGGACTAAAGGTAAGCTATCTGACATTGGATCATGGATTGGTGACAAGGCCGAGGCTGTTGAGAAGTTTCTCAAAGATCCTCTCGGTAATATCTCCAAGCTACTTCATAAAGCCACTGATGGTTTATTTAAGAGGGCAGCTAGTTTTGGCGACTTAGCTAGCGGTACCATTAGCAAGCTATCAAGCATAGCAGTTGATAAGTTCAAGGAAATGTTAAATAGTAACAAAAAGTCACTGGAAGTATCTGACGGTAAGGCTGGTCACTACAATCCAGGTTTAATTGAGAAAGCCACCAAAATGATGCACATTGATAGTCTTCCGGCAGGTTTCAGTGAGCTTTTGCAAGCGACTATCATGAGTGAGTCTGGTGGTAAGTCTGTGATTCAAACTATTCACGATGGCAATAGCGGCGGTAATGAAGCTGGTGGGATTCTACAATTCACACCAGGGACATTTGCTGCTTTTGCGATGCCAGGACATACTAATCGGATGAATCCGCTCGATGAGCTATTAGCTTTCTTCAATAATTCTGATTGGCGAAACAGTATTGGACACACCGTTATTTGGGGTGTTCCAAAGGTTGATTGGCTGCATAGTGGCCCACAAGGTCATCGCCGATTTGCTCATGGTGGCGAAGTCTTTGACGAGCAAACTGTAATCGTGGGTGATAATAGCCAACACCATGAGTTTGTGATTAACCCTTATGATGTCACAGCTTATCCATTATTAGCTAAGGCGATGGACACGACGATGCGAGCTCAGCCAATTGCTGATGTTAATACTAATATTGATCACCGAGACAGCAGTGAAACTAATTCATTGTTACGAAAATTATTAAAAGTTATAACTGATGATCAGCAGAGTACTGAAGATGATTCGTTAACAAATATGCTTAGTCGTATTTTAGTCGCGTTGAAACAAGATCGCCCAGTGTATCTAAATGCCAATGGCAGGTTGATCGATATAACTAACGAACAATTAGGCGAACGCATGGAAGATGAACGGAGGTATCGGTGGTAATGGATCATGATATTTATTTCGGGTATCAACGACCACGACCTACAGAGTATGTACAATTTGCTAATTTTGATAGTCGCCAATTAAATCTATACTTAGCTGGTCGGATTGCCAATAACCCACCAACTAAAGAAGTTACCGAGAGTATAGGTTATATGGATGGGATAATTGACTTTTCAGATATCCTTGGACGACGCATCTTTGATAACCGTACGATTGAGTATCAATTTAAAGCATTAAATATTAATTATCACGATCGTAAATTACTAGAACAAAAGTGTAAAAGGCTGTTGCTAATACCAATGCGTCAGCCGATTTACGATAGTCATGATCTCCCGTTTTATTGGTTTGGTAAGGCTAGTAGTGTTACAGCAAATGATGATCATGTTAACAATGTGTTAGAAATAACGGTACAATTCAATGTTTCACCCTATGCGCTACGCAAAGGACAGTTTGACGATATTTGGGACAATTTTAGTCTGGAAACAGGGTATGCGCAATTTACCAAGTATTCAGTCAAAGGCACTAAGAAAATTAGCTTGTATAATGATAGCGATTTGAAATCAAGGCTTAAGGTTATCTGTCAGAATGATATGACGATTAATGGTAAATACAAATACACCAAAAATTATCAAGACAACCCTAACTTTAGATTAGAGCCGGGAATTAATGATCTTACAGTTAATGGTAACGGTGATATTGAGTTTCAATGGGAAAGCGAGGTGATGCTGTAGTGTACAAAATATTAGTTCGCGAAACCTATCGAGGCAATGAAGAAGCTATTAACGAACCGGATGTGTATGGTAATCGGATTGTATCGGGTAGTCTAAGCTTAGTGTCTGGTGGGATAGACACTGGAACGTTAGCCATTAGCCTAGAAAATACGTTGTTCAATCGGATCTTGCCTTATCGCTGGTTTATCAGAATTGAAGACCTTCAGACAAAGGAAACCATTTTCCGAGGTCGCTTCATCAAAGTTAGCAAAGTGTATTCAACCACGCATACACAAACATTGAGTTTTGAAAGCGAGCTAGCTTATCTACATGACAGCGCCCAAGTTTACCGTGAGATCCATAACACCAGTGTCAATGACTTTTTACAAATCATAATCGACGAACATAATAGACAAGTCGATGATTTCAAAAAAATCACCCTAGGAACCATCGATGTAATTAACAGCACCGATAATGTTTACCGCTATTTAGACGAAACTAAAGACACGTTAGACAATATTACGGACAAGTTAGTTAATCGGCTAGGAGGTTTTTTACGTATTGGGCGCAATCCTCATAGTCAGTTAATTTTGGACTATGTCAATCGTCTGGGAACGGACACCAAGCAAACGATCGAGTTAGGTGTGAACTTAAAGAGCTTTACGCGCGATCTCAACGTCAACAACCTTATTACTCGCTTAGTTCCCTTAGGCGCTGAAAAGGCGCAGAAAGACGACCAGCGAGATAGTAATAAGCCGATTCCTAAGATTGATATTTCTAGCGTTAATAATGGTAGCCGTTACTTAGATGATCCAAAACTAATTGATAAATTTGGCATTATCCAAAAGGTTAATGTTTGGGACGATGTGCACGATGCTAGAATCCTTAAAACAAAGGGTGAACAATATCTCAAAGAACAAGTATCGGCCGAGATTGCTTGGAGCGTTGACATTGTTAATCTAGCTTTAATTGACAAACGGTTTCAATCGTTTGCGGTCGGTAATAGCTATCGTATTATTGATAAGTTTATGGATATTGACGAAACGATTAGTGTTAGCGAAAAAGAAGTCGATCTAGTTAACCCGCAAACCGTCACGATTAAGATTGGAAATCAGAATAAAAAACTGACTAGTCAACAAATTAATCAAATCAGGATAATCAATCAGCTTAAGAAATTTAGTGAATATATTACGTCATTTAATACGCAAAATAACGTACCAGATTCTCCAAATGGATCTCAGCCAGATCAACCGCACGATAAGCCGCATGATCAACCGCACGATCAACCAAGCTACTACAACGGTGCGATTGTTGACGTATCAGAGTTCCAAAGTGATATTAATTGGTCGCAAGTCCGCAATGCTGGCCTAGCCTTAGGGGTTATTAGGATCCAAGACGGTGAAAATTACATTGATGTCAAACATGTTAAAAACCTTCAGGGTGTCTTGGCCAATAATCTCAATTATGCCGTCTATGCGTTCTTTAGAGGGGTTAATGAAGCTGATAGTCAAGCCGAAGCACGTGCTTTTTATCAACGTGTCCAAAACGTGGTCAAAGGCCAACAACAACCGCGGTTCTATGCCCTTGATATTGAAGCCATCGAGAATAACAACATGCGCGGTACCGTTAATGCGTACATTAGCCAGCTGAATGATTTAGGCATTCTGAATAGTCAAATTGTGCTCTATATTGCGAACCATTTGTATCAGCAACTAAATCTCGATACAACCAAGGTCGGGAGTATTTGGATTCCGAGTTACGGTACTAAGCCGCGGTATCCTTATGACTTATGGCAATATACCGACAAAGGCACCCTGGCGGGTATTCCTACTAAAGTGGATATGAGCCAAGATCCATCAACACGGTTCAAGAACCAATACTTAACTAGGAGGTGAGATTTTGAGCAACACAGATAAATATTATCGTGATCGTTCTCATATTACAGGGAAACTAGACTTGCAGAAACTGCCGAAGGCGATTCGCGAAAAGCAGTATGGAATTGATGTTCGCGAGGCTATGGCCCAAACCGCGGAAGCGATTGCCGGCGTACAAAGCACCGCTCAAAAGTTCAATCAAGACACGAAAAATCAGGTCAACCAGTTAGATGAAAAGTACACGCGTGAAATCCGTGCCATTGTTTTAGGCGACACAACTAGTGTGGCGACACCGCCCATTCAAGAACCCAATAGTGAGGCTAGTAATCCGTTATCTAACCTATATGAGACTGCACGCGGGCAAGTTTTGTATGACTTTGTAAAGCAATCATCGTTGACTAAAGTCAGCAAGATTGGGGTCATTGGCGACAGCGTCGCGGCAACTGCTGGGGGCTTCCCGGATATTTTAGCTCATCAATATAATATCTATGTGGAAAACCTTAGTGTTGGTGGCGCTAAAATGAGTGATTATAATCATGACGCAATTGTCAATCAAGCTAGCCGATTACAGCAATGTGATGTGGTGATTATTCAGGGTACCGATGATGATTGGGTGCATGATATTAGTTTAGGTTATGCGGGTGACACGAACATCAAAACGTATCTAGGTGGCTTGCGGGAAACGATTAAACGGGTTAAAAATAATAACCCGAAGGCTAAGTTAATTGTGGTCAATTGTACCCGTCAGTGCGTCGATGTGCACGGCAAGTACCGGACAGAACAGTCGAAAAACACTTTCGGCTTAACGCTGATCGACTATATGGAAGCCCAAAAGAAATATCTTAATCAACAAGATGTTCCTTACGTTGATCTAATGAAACCCACGAGTATTTTTGAGCCGGATAATCCGGCTTTTAAGAAAACGATGATGCACGATGGCTTACATCCCACCCCGGAGGCCCATCAGTACATCGTGCAGGAAATTGCTAAAGACTATTCGTATTATTACGATAAGTAAGAAAGGAGCTAACGATGGCTAATCAAGAGTTAGTGTACGATATTACGAAACAACCCAATTTACAACCAGCGCAACAAGCCATTTATGCCCGTGTCGGCGATGGTGGCTTGAAAACCGTCACGGTGAAATTGAACGCCAATAATTACCCCTATGATTTAACCGGTAAACATGTCAATTTTGAAGGGGTCAAAGCTGATAGTACCCGGATCATTGATACTAGTGGCGGCATCGTGTTAGACCCGCAAGGGGGCATCTTTAGATACGTCTTTCCAGCGCAAACTTTCACAGCACGGGGACGATTCCAGCAAGCTTTCTTTAAAGTAATGCTCGGCGATAAGGTAGATACGACAATTGATGTGGTGGTAGATGTCTCACCTAACTTAGTTGAGTTTGGCATTAATTCTGAAAGTTACTTGAGCGAGTATGAACAGTTAATCTCGGAGTTAAAAGACAAACAACAAACCTTCTTAACCGATTTAGGTCAAAAAGTCGATTTAAGCAAGACTCAACTACAAAATATTAGTGACCGGTTAGATAACATCAAGACCCAGCTGGCAACTAATGATGTCGTGTCAAAGACCGAATTTAACACTAAGCTAAAAAATGTGGTTTTTATTAAGGAGGGCTAGTAAAGATGTCTATTAAAGAGTTACAAGATGTTACTGGAACCGTGATTCACCCAAGAACCGAAACGGCCGCTATTGTGGATGCTGACAAATTAGTGAACACAACTAGTACCCAAAATAACATTGCTGGTATTAAGAACTTTGTGGACGGCATTTCCATTAAAGGTGTCCCGCTATTAGATATCGACTTTAATAAAGTGAAATTAGTGCCAAATGATGATGTTTATCAAATCAAACAGGCCGGCTTGTATTTCTATACAACAAACACCAAAAATGTGCCACTATTGAGCAGCCGTTTTCACGATGGTTTTGTCTTATATGGTGCTAAAGATACTAAAACTGCTTTTCTCTATTATATTGGTGCACGGGTTTACCAAGAACGATTTCAGGGAAAATGGTTGCGGCAAGAAAGCTCGATTCCTCAAGATTTGTGGGTTGGTGAAGGCAAAGTTGGTGATGTGTTAAAGTTACGAGATACTTTGGATAATTATCGGCAATTGCGATTTCGCTGCTATTTTACAATTGGTAATACCCTCCAATTTATTCCGGCATGGGCGTCAGATAACATGTTGTACTTAACACAACCAGCTTTAAACTTTGATGGTACGATTTTAAGAGCCTTGGAAGTTGCGTTGCAGATTGGTCAAGATCAACGTAGCTTGATAATTAAGAGTGCCAAATACTTTGCTAATGGTAAAAGCACATCAATTACCGATGGGTTCTTGAAGGAAGTAGGAGGGATGCTGTAAATGCAAGTCAAACTTGATGAAACTAAACATGTGGTCAGTTATGCACTGGTAGGAGGTTTGGAGGATGCTATTGATTATGATGAGTCACAATTACCTGCTGATTTTCTAACAGCAACTGATAGTAGTGCTTATTGGTTGATTGATGGCGTATTGACTAAAGATCCAAACTACGCGCCCTCGATTCAACCAGTGGTCGAAGATCAACCAAGCAATGAACAACAATCGCTGACTAAACTAGCCCAGCAGGTTACTGAGCAACAGGAACATATTGCTTCACTTGAGGAATCTTTGACCCAGTTAGTTAAAGGAGGAACCCATTAATGTATATTATTTTTAAATTTGCCTACCAACTCTGGCACACTATGACCAAAGAAGAAGTTAGTCTCGAGGTTATTAAGGGAGGGATTACCCCAGTTGAGTATCAGACAATTACCGGTGAAGCCTATATTGAAATGGCAACGGGAGATGAGCAAGTTGAAACAACCCTTAAAGCATAAAATAATTTTAACTGGGGCAGCCATGATGGCGGCTTTTTTTTTAGGGGTGAATGCCAATGCTGCTCGCATGGATATGGTCGATGTGTCGAATAACAACGGCTACATGAGTACCGCCGAATACGTTTCGATGCGTAATGAATTTGGCGTTAAGGCCCTTACCGTCAAGATTAGTGAAGGTACAACCTTCAAAGATGGTTATGCTGCTAGCAATATCGCTAATGGTCAAGCGGCTGGATTATACGTCAACAGCTATCATTTTGCCCATTATAAAACTAAGGCCCAAGCAATTGCTGAAGCTGACTTTGCCGGTCAAACGGCTAAAGCGGCAGGACTACCAGTTGGCGCGGTACTAGCGACTGACGTAGAATCGGCTGAAGAACAAGGAATCTTGTCACAAGCAACCAATGACCGCAACAATGCCGCCTTCATGAAAGAGATTCAGAAGTTTGGTTATCGGGCCGACATTTATACGTCTGGATCATGGGCTAACAACAAGATGACCATCAAGAGCAAAACAGGTTGGGTTGCTGGTTACCCCTATGTCATGTCTGGTCAGAAGTGGTATACGAATAACAATGCTTGGTAATGGTCCGGGTCAGCTCATTTTCGGATTAGTTACGGTGGCTTTGACGTCAGTCAGCTTTATACTGATTACTACACAGCTGGTCAGAAATCAACGGTCAAGCCAACCGATCCAGATGCCGTTAAGGCCAACAACAACACTTTTAAGCCGTCTACTTCAGCCAAGTGGGTCAAGGAAACAAAGACTTACACGCTCAAGGCGGCGGTTAAGCTACGCACTGGCGCGTCAACATCATCAAGTGTGGTTGCTATCTTGCCAGCAGGCACTACGGTAAAAACTGATCAAGCTATTATTCAGGGTGGTTATCGTTGGGTTCGTCAGCCAAGATTTAATGGTTATGGTTATCTAGCAACAGGCCCAGCAAGCAATACGCTGGAATACGTAAATAGTGGTGTCACTCACATGTACTACACAGTCAAGCCTGGCGACAGCTGGTGGTCAATCGCTCAGCGAAACGGCCTAAGTATGACTACATTAGCTAATCAGAATGGCAAGACGATTTACACTACTATCTATCCTGGCCAGCGATTGGTGGTGCGGTAATTGCATACACTATTAGGATTAGGTTGGGATGAATGGGGATCGATCGTTGCCATTGTCACTAGTATTTGTGTATTAGCTAATTGGATTCTCAATAAGACGGTCCGTATCCCGCTTAACGATTTAGGCAAGCGGCTTAGCCGTTTTACCGATGAAAGTTTAAAAGTGAGACAGCAAAATGCCGACACAATGAACGCGATTGAAAATCGGGTCATTAAGGTAGAAGGCCGGTTAGATGGTCATGACATTGAATTTAAACATCTATATGAAAAGGAAGCCAAAGGAAATGAAAAAGATTAGTTTAAAGAATGCTGACGGCTCATTTAATGGTAAGCTGATAGCTGGTATTATTTCACTGTTAATCGTGCTAATTCAGCAAATTCTAGCTGTATTTGGGATTAAATTTGCTGGTGACTGGACTAGTATTGTGGCCGTTGTTAACACGGTATTAACCATCCTAGGTATGCTAGGGGTAATTACAGACGTACAGACTGTAAACGTCTCAGAGGACGCGACAGGCACCTTAGAACAAGCCACAAACGAGGTAGACTCAACTAGCCAAGCTGATAAAGCGCCAACTAGTGCGTCCGTCTCTAATGTGACTGATATTAGTGCTGACGTTAAAGTAGACGACAAAACAGAATAAAGTAAAAAAGGTCTATCCAATTGAGGGTAGGCCTTTTTATTGTGCTAATTTAGAGATAACTAACCTGCGTCAACTCAGATCAATTACACCCAGTTAAATGAAAGTAGTGTGTCATGTTGTAACACAAAGCACAGTATATCATTCTCAAAAATAGACGCAACCACTAGAGTAACTTAAAAAAGCCTATTCAATTAAGAATAGGCCTTACTGTAAACACGAAAAACTAAGTTATGAGTTCATTCCTGAACACGTTTTTTATTATAGCACTATTTTAAGCTAGTTTACATAACACACACGTATTCGAAGTAGCCTAGTAACTCAACGCTTCGTTATCCTAATTCTGTGAATTCAAATTGGTATAAGCGAAACGAACAAGCTAAAGTCTAATTTAACAACTTTCTTGTTTTTTCAAAGTTAGTGAAATCAATCCTATTTTCTATGGTCCAAATATAATATAGTAGTTGCTAATTTCCTATACTGAGTCTGTAGACTTAACGCCAATTTTGAAACGAGGTTTAAGTTAACTATTTTAATCTACTTGTAAAAACCATTATCATATCCCCACCGTATTCTTTACCATTATTAGCGCCACACCAAGGACATTGAATAGATTCTGAATCATGGCCTCCCCACATTGATCCATCACTAATAGAAATACTAAACTTTTTTCCACATTTTGAACAATTCATTATTTTATCCGGTATATCATTTAAATGATTAAATTGACTCATATTATCCCTCCTAGTTGACTTATTGGGTTAACCCTGCTGTAATGCGAGGAAGCGAAGTGGTTGAGTGCAGAATCGTATCCTAGCCAGACAATTATTTCTCAAAATAACTATCTCACTAAAAGGCAACTCAATCTACTGTAACGCTCGGTCGATAGTTGGTGGTCGATTGCCAAACGGTACAATACAGATATGAACAAATTGGCTAAAATGAATGGTTAACTATTGAGACAGTGATTTATCCTAGAGATAAATTACGAGTTAAATGAAGCAAGTAGATACAATGTTAATAATTTGCCTTTTTGGTGAAAAAATGCAAATCCTATTAGGGATGCTGACAATATAATACAAATTGATTTTTAACTACAAAAGTTGTAATTTTAGACAAAACAAGAACCCCCAACACTGGCAATAGCTGGTGTGGGGAATTTTTGTTTATCACAGGTTTGTTTTGTTGTCTATAGTCATAGTACAATTAAACGAAGATAAAAAACTTTTAAATATTGAGATTTGATTGTATTATTAGTACATACTATGGGGGCGATTCCATTAAACTAAATAAATATACACTTTACCTGGATGAAAGCTTGGTTGACAAAAATTTTTTTGCGCTAGCAGGTGTTGTAATTAAGAATGATCAAGTGGATAGTGTAGATCATGAAGTAAAAGCTTTGAAGGCAACATTATGGTCAAATTTACGCATTCATACCGCTGAATCAATTGTATTGCATCAAATGCTAGCAAATCAAATTTTACACGGCAGTACTCAGCGCAGAGAAAAACTCGCTAAACGTTTTGGAAATGAATATAAAATTTTCTCTAATCGAACGAAGTATAATACGTTAATAAATGGCGTGGGTAATATTATTGAAAAAAATTCATTACCAATTATCGGTGCTGCTGTAGACGCAAAAAAGGTAAACAATTTAAATAATCTTAATCGACCTATTGACTCTTATAAGATTGCTACTCAGATTGTGGTAGAAAATTACGTTAATTTTCTTGTAAAGCACGAAGGACGCGGAAATGTTATTTTTGAGAGCCGAGCAACTGAAGACGATGATAAAACAAATCTTGCTGTACAGTCGACTTTTTACATGATTAAAGCCAGAGGAACATTATTATTTCCTGAATATTTAGTGCAGAAGCATTTAAATAATGTTTTGTTTAGAAAGAAAACAAATAATGATCCTGGACTGCAGATTGCAGATTTTGTACCAAACAATTTTGCTCGGAAGATTGCTGGCAAGAATACAAATAGCATAGGAAGAATACTTTTAAATAGAAGATACGATGGAATGATTTCAAAACCTGAATACTTTGGTGTTAGATTTATACCATATATTTAA